AGCAGTAAGTGCCTTAAATGAAAATGCATCAGCCGAAGAAAAGGCAAAGTTCTATCGAAGCCAAGCAGACAAATTGGCAAAAGAAGCAGCTCAATTTAGACGATTGGCTGAAGACCTTGTTCCGACTAAAAAGAAAAGTGGTTAATGGAAGAACATTACCCAAAGATGCAATAGACAAATGGCCAGAAGTATTTGGTGAGATTACGTGTAACGTAGTTCCATTAACGTACTTACACACCATAACTATTACATTTAAAAACGCAAAAGTTTGGGAAATACGAGCTAATAAAATTATGACTGATGATTGGGATTCTTTTGAATCCCATATCAAAGAAGTAATTAAAGAATACGAATCAAATATTGAAAGTATAGATTTTCAGCTCGACACAGACAGAATTAAAAAAGACATTACTAAACACACTAAACGTTTTTTAGATAAAAGAAAATTAAAATGAAAGTTAAGTTAGTTTCTTATAGCCAACCTACAGAAGAATTTCGTCAACAAAACATAGACGATGCACTAGATCTAGTAGCTTACTGCGCTCGTGTAAGTAACCCTGCTAATCAGTTCAATACAGAAACTAGCGAAAAGCTAATCAAGTATTTGATCAAGCATCAACATTGGAGTCCTCTCGAGATGGTTAGTGCTTGTATAGAGATCACTACTACTAGAGATATTGCAAGACAAATCCTACGCCATCGTAGCTTTAGCTTTCAAGAGTTTAGTCAACGCTATGCTGATCCAACCGCAGAACTAGATGAAGCTTTTGTACTGCGTGAAGCACGATTCCAAGATACAAAGAATCGTCAAAATAGTGTAGAATTTGACATGAACGACGAGCAACAAAAACTTCTTGCCTATGAATGGGAACGTGCTCAGAAGCGTGTACTATTTTCAGTTAAACAAGAGTATTCTTGGGCTATTAAAAACGGTATTGCCAAAGAACAAGCTCGTGCTGTTCTACCAGAAGGCCTTACTGTTAGTCGTATGTATATGAACGGTACTATTCGTAGTTGGATTCATTACATTGAACTTCGTAGTGCCAATGGAACACAAAAAGAGCATATGGATATTGCTCGTGCCTGTGGTCAAGTTATTGCAGAAGTATTTCCGCTGTCTAAATCATTGTAATGGAGAACATTATCTGATTTCCTTGTTATATTGAAATCAAATGTTTTAAACCACTTACTTTGAATAGCTGTTAACGGTTCATCATCTATAGGGAGCTCATGCTTAATGAGATTCCCTATTTTTTTGGCCAGTGCTAGTGGGTCTTCATTTTTAACTTTATCATAAAAGAAAGTATTGAGATAATCAAAGTCTCGAACATTAATAAAATCCCAATCAGTAAAATGTGTCATGTAACAACCCTGACGAGCTCCTAGTATACTCCAAATGCCGTTTGATACATCTGCGCCTACCATTGACCAAATTCCTAATCGTTGGTAGTTACCTGGCCATACATCTTTTAATTGATTAACTCGTTGACCCTGTTCAAGTGACATCTTGACGCCTTCACGAAAGCCAGCTCTCCATGCTTGTAGTGGACTGCCGTTATTATGTATTTGACTAAAGGCTTTGTCTAAAGGCAAATATTCTAAATCCCAGCAAAAGTCTATTTGGCTTTTTACATTGTCATTAGGAGCAGCTTCATGTGTTTGCATGTTAAGGACAACGTGCTTCGGCCAGCATTTAATGCCGCCATTGCCGTACATAAGTCCGTTGATAATATTATAACTAGGCCAACTTACTACACAATTATCAAAATTAACATCTTCAGGTACTTCAATTACTTGATTAAGAAACTTTCCTGTAAGTACATTGTCACCGTCAATGGTGACAAATCTGTTTGTTTCAGATAAGTTTGCGGCAGCTTTATGAGCAGCATCACTGCCTTTAACACCGTGAACACGTTTTGCCCAAGGTATCTTTGAACAAAGATCTGCATAGTTACGATCAGCATCTGGCTCATCGTAACTGATATAGATTACATCATATTCACTTACTGTTATTTTTTTCATTTAAGAATTGCTCGTATAACCAATCAAAGTCGTTGATCTTAAATAAGTTGTCGGGATTTTCTGTGGCAAACTTACGTCCGGCGAGTGCGCCTTTTATAGCAAATTCACCGTAGGGTTTATCTGCTCCTTGTGTACACCACACATTTAGACGTTCTTCTGTTTCACTATCTACTTGACGATCAATAGTTTTACCTGCTAGTTTAGCACATTCACGGAACGCTGACTTCCATGTTGAAAATTCATCAGTGTTAAAGGAAGTAACGTTACTGACAACTTGTACTGGTTTAAATTTATCGCTGATGCTAGTTGTCATATCAGGACGAGTTACATCCATACTCAATGTAAGTTGACGAGGTAACAGTTTAACACCACCATAACCGTAGACTAGATTATTAACAGGGTTTTGACTGCGCCATACATGAACTGTATCTCTTTCCCATACAGGTATTTCATAATCAAACTTGAAGTCATCAACTACAACTGCGTCACCATCAACTACCCAGAAGTTATCTGTATCTGCCTGTTCGGCTGCTTTGATGTGAGCTTGATGAATGCCTTTAACTCCGTGTACACGTTTGACCCTTGGATACAGCGTTTTAACTCTGTCAAAGTTTTCATCAGCATTACTTTCGTTATAACTAATAAACACAATGTCATATGGTTTAACTTTACTAGCAGTAATATCCCATTCTTTACGCTCAACTAGATAGCGGAAAGTAATTTCCTTTTCACTTACAGGGGCATGTTTACTCATCAGGTTAATACCATTATAGTTTTCTTCGCCTCTAAATAAGTGTTTAAAACTGTGATTCATATTTCTATCATAGGTATTATGATGACTGAAATAAGTGTCAAATGTAAATGTATCTAATACTTGAACTTCTTTTGGTACTACCCAGAACATGTCTGTAGTAGACTCTTCAAGAGCAACTAGATAATCTCTATAAGTGCTTACTGTAAACTTATCAAATTGTTTTGGATTACTTGCTATTGTTTCAATTTCTTTTTTCTCTATAAAGAATCTTGTTTTAAATTCTCTTTCAGAGATTTGTTCTTCTTTTGAAAATAAACAAATGCCGTCCCAATGTTCACCATTCTTAAAAATATGTGTAACATGTTGATTGTAACGAGGAACATAATAATCAAAGTTAAAATCTTCAACAACTTCTACATCTGGCCAGACGTACCAGAACATGTTAGACTCAGATAGTTTACAAGCTTGTTCGTAGTCCTTGTATGTTGAAATATTAAATTTATCAAACATTTTAGGCGTACTAGCAACTTCGTCCCATTCCTTACGATCTGAAATGTGTCTAAATTTAAATTCTTTTTCAGAAATTAATTTTTTCTTGCTGGCAAGAATGACACCGTCATATGTGTCTCCGTTGAGGAACATATGATTTTCTTCTCTTTCGTAGCTGTTGTGGTAGCTGAAGTAAACATCAAACTTAAATTCATCAGATACAATTACGTCACTAGGAACTATCCAGAATAGATCAGTATCTGATTTTTCAACTGCATCCATGTATTCATTGTAGCTGTCGATGTAAAATATATCGTATTTCTTTGGATAGCTTGCGACTAATTCAACTATTATTTCTTTATCAGCAAAGAATCTATATCTAAATTCTTTTTCAGAAACAAGTACTTCGGTTGAAAATAAACAAATACCGTCATAATGTTTGCTATTCTTAAACACATGAGTTAAGTGTTGATTATAACGAGGCACATAGTAATCAAAGTCAAAATCTTCAACAACTTCTACATCATGCCATACACACCAGAACATCTTTGATGTTGAATTTTTTACAGCATTAAGATAATCGTCATAGGTTTTTATATTAAAGAATCTACTAAATTCTTTTGGTCTACTTGCAAGAACTTCCCACTCTTTTCTGTCGCTTAAAAATCTATATTTGAATTCTTTTTCGCTTATGGATTTAAACTTACTGGCAAGTATAATTCCGTCATATGTATCTCCGTTGAGGAACATATGATTTTCTTCTCGTTCGTAGCTGTTGTGATAACTGAAATAAAGATCAAACTTAAATTCTTCAGCAGTAATAACATCGCTAGGAACTATCCAGAATAGATCAGTATTTGAGTTCTCAACTGCATCAATGTATTCATTGTAGCTGTCAATGTAAAATATATCGTATTTCTTTGGATAACTTGCTAGGTAGTCAATTTCTTTCTTTTCTGTAAAGAATCTGTACTTGAATTCTTTTTCGCTTACCTGTGAAGTTTTGCTGAATAAACAAATACCATCAAAATGATCTCCGTTCTTAAAAACGTGTGTAATGTGTTGATTGTATCGAGGTACATAGTAATCAAAGTCAAAATCTTCTACAACGTCTACATCATGCCATATGCACCAAAACATATTGCTTTTAGATTCTTTGCAAGCATTAAGATACTGTTCATACGTTTTAATATAAAATTTATCAAACTCTTGTGGTATACTTACAAGTGTATCCCATTCTTTTCTTTCATTTAAGAATCTATATCTAAATTCTTTTTCACTTATAGGTCTAAACTTACTGGCAAGAATAACACCGTCATATGTATCTCCGTTAAGGAACATATGATTTTCTTGTCGACTATAGGTGTCATGGTGGCTAAAATAAAGATCAAACTTGTAGTCATTAACTACTGTAACGTCACTAGGTATTAACCAGAGCAAGTCTGTAATAGAAGATTGAACAGCATTTAAATATTCATCGTATGTGTTAACATAAAATATATCATAATTTTTAGGATAGCTGATAGTATAGTCAACTTCTTTTTTGTCAGTAAAGAATCTGTACTTAAATTCTTTTTCACTTACTTTAGTGTGCTTACTAAACAGACAAACACCGTCATAGTACTCGCCGTTTTTAAAAATATGAGTAATATGTTGATTATAACGAGGAACATAATATTCAAAGTCAAAATCTTCTACAACATCAATGTCGGGCCATATTGCCCAGAACATATCAGTTGTTGACTGTTCACAGGCTGTGAGATATTCTTCAAAAGAACTTATATTAAAAATTTCAAACTTAACCGGCGTACTTACTAATAACTCTTCTTCTTTTTTCTCAATGACAAATTTATTATCAAATTCCTTTTTAGAAATTTCTAAAGATTTTGGAGTTAATAATACTCCGTCATAGAAATCACCGTTAAGAAAAGCATGATGTACAGATCTATCAAAGACATTGTCATGAGTATAATAAACATCAAATTTAAAATCATCTTTGAGATTAATACCGGAAGGTATAATATAAAACAGTTCTGTTCTTGATTTTGATTTAGCTTCTAAATATTGCTCGTAAGAATCAACATAAAATTTATCGTACTGGCAGGGAACACTGGCTAAAAGATCCCATTCTTTACGCTCGACAATATATCTATGTTCTATTTCTTTGGCGCTAACTGGCTTGTACTTACTTAATAAGAAGATACCGTTATATAATTTGTCATTATTAACTAGGTGTACAAATGCGTGATTTTCTTGTCGTTCGTAGGCATTATGATATGTAATGTATAGATCAAATTTAAAATCATCGACTACTTTTAAGTTAGGACTAGTCATCCAAAACAAATCTGTAGTCGACTGCTTTACTGCTTCTAAATATTGATCATACGTTTCTATTTCAAAAATATCGTATGATTTTGGAACGCTGGCAACATAATCAACTTCTTTTTTGTCAGTGAAGAATCTATATTTAAATTCTTTTTCAGTTACTTTGTTGTGTTTACTAAACAGACAAAGTCCATCATAATATTCTCCATTTTTAAATACATGGGTAACATTCTGATTATAACGAGGTGCATAGTAATCAAAAGTAAAATCTTCTAAAAGTTCTATGTCATACCATATTGCCCAGAACATATTTGTTGTTGAATTTTCGCAGGCAGCAAGATAATCGTCGTAGGTTTTTATATTAAACTTTTCAAACTCTTTAGGACGACTTGCAAGAATTTCCCATTCTTTTTTGTCGCTTAAGAATCTATATCTAAATTCTTTTTCACTTATAGGTTTAAATTTTGATGCTAAAATGATTCCGTCATATGTATCTCCGTTAAGGAACATATGATTTTCTTGTCTCTCATAACTATTATGATGACTAAAATACAGATCAAATTTAAATTCTTCAACGACTGTAACATCGCTAGGAACTATCCAAAACAAATCAGTGGTTGCATTTTCCAGTGCGTTGATATATTCTTCATAGGTATCTATGTAAAAAATATCGTACTGTTTAGGAATACTTGCTACTAAATCAATTTCTTTTTTATCAGTAAAGAATCTATATTTGATTTCTTTATCGCTAATATACTTGTGGCGGGGGACCAAAGACAATCCGTCAAAGTATTCGTTATTTTTAAAAATATGCACATAGTCTTCGTCCCATTTAGGGATAATGACTTTCCAATTTGGATTATTTCCAATAACAAAAATATCGTACATATCATTCTACCATGTAATAAACTTATATAGCTCTTTTGCGTAGAGCTCGTGAGGTTTTTCTCCGTGATGCCAATATTTTGCTAAAGAATTCTGATGACCTTCTCGCTGGTACTTGAGATAAAAAGAGTTATTTGAATTATCAAAATCCATATATCGAGAACCGTCTATTAACTTTAAGTAAAAATCAGTCCATCGATCTCGTTTGACAAAGTGCATGGTATTACACATGACATACTGAATACCCATTGACTTAAAATAAGACTGTAGTTGATGTACAAGATTTAAACTTTGAATTTCTAAATATGACTGATTTGATGCCATGAACTTTTGATAAAATGGTATTAATCTTTTTTCCCAATCTGAATTTCCATTAAAGCCAGGATTTAATCTATAGAATACATTATTAGTATTTCCAAACCAAGAATTAGTTTCAGATATAATATATTTTGTTCCTAGTTCAGAAGGTATCTCCATACGTATACTTTCGGTCCATGCGACACAGACAAACAAATCCATGGTAGATTCATTGTATTCTCTATGCATCCATTCTAAAA